TCAGCGCCGGCGCGCGAAAATCCCCCGTGCCAAACACGGGATAGGCCATCTGCAAATGGCCGAAGCTATACTCGCATTCGCCCTCCTGCGGGTAGACTGTGAGCGGGCGGTAGCCGCCGCGCAGCAGAACGGAATCATCTGCCCGTCGCGGGAGAGGTACACGTCCTTGTCCGTACCAACCTGCTGGATGAAGCGTCGGACGATTACGTCACAGAACTTTTCATCCAGTTCGGCCATACGGCACACACGCCCGGTCTGTTCACAGGCGATGAGCGTCGAGCCGCTGCCGCCAAAGGGGTCGAGTACCACGCAACCTGTCATGGACGAGTTGACGATCGGGTAGGCCAGCAGCGGAATTGGCTTCATCGTGGGGTGCTCGCCGTTTTTGCGGGGCTTGTCAAATTCCCAAATGGTGGATTGCTTGCGGTCGGAGAACCAGGCGTGCTTGCCGGACTTTTTCCAGCCGAACAACACCGGTTCGTGCTGCCACTGGTAGGGCGAGCGACCGAGCACAAGGCTCTGCTTTTTCCAGATGCACGTGCCCGACAGATAGAATCCCGCCTCGGTAAACGCTTTGCGGAAATTCAAGCCCTCGGTGTCTGCGTGGAATACATAGATGCTAGAATCCTGCGCCATGACCTTCTCCATCTGGGTAAAGGCATCCAACAGGAATTGATAGAAAGCATCTCCAGCCATGTGGTCATTCTTGATTTTCCCGGCACTACCCTCGTAGTTCACATTGTACGGCGGGTCCGTGACGACCAGATTAGCGGCCTTTCCCTCCATGAGCAAGCTATACGTTTCGGGCTTGGTGCTGTCGCCGCAGACCAGCCGATGATTCCCAAGCAACCACAGGTCGCCAGGCTTAGAGAGCGTGGGCTTTTGCAGCTCCGCATCCACATCGAAATCGTCATCCTTGGCGTTGTCCATACCGCCCATGAGTTTATTCATCTCCGCATCGCTGAAACCCAGCAGGGAGAGGTCAAAGGCGCTTGCTTGCAAATCGGATAGCTCCACAGAGAGCATCTCATCGTCCCAACCGGCATTAAGCGCCAGACGGTTGTCGGCAAGGATATAGGCGCGTTTCTGCGCGTCGGTAAGGTGCTCGGCAAAGACGCAGGGGACGGATTCGATCCCTTCCTCCTTGGCCGCCATGACGCGACCGTGTCCGGCGATGATGTTGTAGTCCTTGTCGATGATGCACGGGTTTACGAATCCAAATTCCCGAAGGCTGGCGCGCAGCTGATTGATCTGTTCCTTGCTGTGAAGGCGTGAATTGCGCGCATACGGGATCAGCTTGTCGATGCCGACCTTTTCAAAACGCTCGGTGGTATTCATCGTTTCCCCTTTCTGCCCGACAGGAGGGCTTCCATGATATCGTCCTGCGGGTTGCCCGCAAAGGCGGTAGTGCAGTTTTGCTTGACCACATCGAAAATCTCGTACCACAGCAGATTTGCCTGTTTCTGAAACGACTGGCTCATCTGTACAAAGGGGCTGGCGATCGCACCGCCTGTCGTGGGGTGCCTGCCCAACAGGCCGTAGGCGCTGATGGCTTCCTCGCACTGGATGTAGCGCGCAAACGCCTGCGCATAGGCTTCCACGAGCCGGGGGCTGATGAACTGATCACAGGCACGCTCTTTGAGCCAGCACCAAGTTTCGATGAACAGTGTGTCCGCGCCGAGCGGCTTGCCGTCCTTCTGATTGGCGCGGAGGTATTCGCTCGGCTCCGGCATATCTGTACCGGTCAGAGCTGCGGGTGAAGGGAGCAGCGTCCCTGTCAGTGCCGTTTCGGGCTTGAGGGCAGGCGCTTCCAGCACCTTGGCCGCCTTGCCAGCCGTGATCTTATCCGCCAGCGGCGTGGGCTTGTCGCCCGCGCGCACGCGGCGGCCGCCCCGGTTGGTGCCATCCTTGGCCATGCGCTGTACTCCCTTTCCTGCTTGGGTTTATCCCCTGTTTGAATTGTAGTTTTTATGTGCGTGACCCCCAGGCCGTTCGCCGAACAAATAGTCGTAGAGGTAAAATACCCCCCCTAACGGCCCCAGCGACCGCCCTCTCTGGCGGTGATCTCGGAGTGGCAGGAAGTGCAAAGCGCCATGAGGTTCGTTTCATCGTGCGTACCGCCTTGCGACAGCGGGACGATGTGGTGTACCTCCTGCGCGGGAGTGATCGTGCCACGCTCCTTGCACCGCTCGCACAGCGGGTGAGCCGCGATGAAGTGATCGCGAACATGCTGCCACGCCCGGCCGTAGCGTTTCTTCATGGCTGGGTCGCGCTGGTAGCGCTCGTAACGCTGGGCTTCCTGTTTGGCGTGCTCCTCACAGGACCGACCGTTGGTAAGCCTTGGGCAGCCGGGGTGGGAGCAGGGACGCTTGGGTCTGCTTGGCACGAGGTCACCTCCAGATTGGTAGGGAAAAGTGGAGTGGGATTTTCTCCCGCTCCACTTTTGCTGATTGTACTCTATCATGCCAAAGGGGGTGTTTTATAGTGGCTTTTAGTGGCTTGTTTCAGATGAATCAGTTTTTCTGCTTCACCGAGAGCCTTTCCGTGTAGACGGTGAAGCCACCGTAATTCATAACCCATTTCGGCGGCAATCTGCTCCCATGTCTTGAAACACAGGTACCGCAGTTCCAGAAGCATCTGGTACGCGGGATGATCGACAGCCTTAATGATCGCAATGATGTCGGCCTTCAAGTCTACCAAATGGTCGATATCCTCATTGACACCATTTTCCAGATCAACGATTTTGCAGATGATGTCCTCGATGCGTTGCACATTCCGACTGCCGCTGGGGGGTACATCGCTCAAGGTGGACGTCGCTTTTGTTGCCAACGCACGCAAAGCGGCCACCTGTTCGAGTTTTCCATTGATGCGATGATCCAGATTAAACGCCTGGCTCAGGTACTCTTTTGCAGTCATCACGACACCTCCGCAATTCCCATGTCAGCGCGTAAGTCCCTTAGCAGCTTGTTTCCATCCAAATCACAGAGTGCGCTAAACCAATCGGAACGGAAAAACCGTTCGATTCGAATTATCTCACGCCGGAGTTCGAGGTCATAGGGGCGCTTCACTCGGCGCCATGACAGGCGGCGATAATCCTCGACAGCCTGAAGGATGATACTATCCGCCAAAGCCCTCCATCCGCTACTGGATATGCTGGAACATTTTCTCAATGTCTGTGTCATTCTTTCGCCTCCAAATTCGCTCTAACCGCGTCGATCAGCGCGGATTGTGTTTTATCCTTCCTGCCAAGGGCAGCCATGATTAGTTCGTCGATGGTATCCTTGGTAATAATATGATGGATTACCACCGTATCCGATGTCTGGCCTTGCCGCCAAAGGCGCGCGTTGGTTTGTTGGTATAACTCCAAGCTCCACGTCAGTCCAAACCAGACAAGGGTAGAGCCACCTGCCTGGAGGTTCAGCCCATGCCCGGTGGAGGCCGGGTGAATGGCCGCTACCGCAATCTTTCCAGCGTTCCAATCGATGATGTCCCTAGACGTTTTGATCTCACGAACGAGAAACCGATCCCGGATCCGTTCCAGATCGTGCTTGTACCAGTAAGCGATCAGCAGGGGTTTGCCATTGGCGGCTTCGATCAGATCCTCCAATGCGTCCAGTTTGCGATCATGGAAACCGATCGTTTCTTTGCCATCGCCATATACGGCGCCGTTGGCCATCTGGCAGAGCTTACCCGAGAGGGCGGCGGCGGTTACTGCGTCGATCTCTTCACCCTTCAGAGCAATCACGAGGTCGCGCTTCAATTGCTCGTAAACCTTGCGCTCAGCGGGTGAGAGCGTAACCGTCACCTCGTTCATAACGCATTCCGGCATATCCAAGTAATCAGTGCTTCGCATCGAGATCGTAATATCACTGATGCGCCGGTAGATTTCCTCCTCCGCACCGGGCTTGGGTTTGTAGGAGAACACCTGCTGTTGGCTACGTTTATCCGGGGTGAAGAACTCATCCCGGTAGTGGGTGATAAACCGCCCCAGCCGTTTGCCCATATCCAATAGTCGGAATTCTGCCCAGAGATCCATTAGGCCATTGCTGGACGGGGTGCCGGTCAGCCCAACGATGCGCTTGACCGAAGGGCGCACCCG